AAAAAACCTGAGTACGTCGGAGTACTCAGGTCTGAGCACGCCGGGCTGGGCGTACTCAGTTAGTTCGCGGGGACTCTTCCCCACGCAACAACGGTGCCGTCCTGCTTCCGGGCAACTGTGTGCTCCTCGCCCGCTGAGACTTCCACCACGCCCGTCAGATCTTCTGGCACAGTGGTTTGGCCCCAGCCGTTGTCCCCCCAACATACGACTGTGCCGTCCGACTTGAGCGCAACTGTGTGTAAATAGCCCGCCGCGACTTGCACCACGCCCGTCAGATCTTCTGGCACAGTCGTTTGGGGAAGACAGTTGTCCCCCCAACATACGACTGTGCCGTCCGACTTGAGCGCAACTGTGTGTGCATAGCCCGCCGCGACTTGCACCACGCCCATCAGGCCTTTTGGCACATCCGTTTGGCCGTAGTAGTTTTCCCCCCACACCACAACAGTACCATTCGACTTCACAGCAACTGTGTGTGCCTCGCCCGCCGCGACTTGCACCACGCCCGTCAGATCTTCTGGCACAGTGGTTTGGCCAATGCCGTTCCCGCCCCACTCAACAACGGTGCCGTCCGACTTGAGCGCAACTGTGTGTAAATAGCCCGCCGCGACTTGCACAACGTCCGTCAGACCTTCTGGCACAGTCGTTTGGCCGCAGCAGTTGTCCCCCCACACCACAACAGTACCATCCGACTTCACAGCAACTGTGTGGTACCCGCCCGCCACGACTTGCACCACGCCCGTCAGATCTTGCGGCACATTCGTTTGGCCGTACTCGTTGTACCCCCACGCGACGACGGTGCCGTCCGACTTGAGCGCAACTGTGTGGTAACCGGGATCCCACTTATCCCACTTAAATGTCTTCACAAGCATTTGTGTTCTCTTTCTGAGGTCTATATTGTTTTGGCAGTCCGACAACGTTGTCGGAATACCTATAGAGCCTCTATGTATGTATATCACAATGTGGGGTTATTTTTATGCCTAATTATTTAATAGCTAAAAAAACCCCTACCACTGACCCAGTGGTAGGAGTTACTTTGCTACTGAGGAAGTAGATTTAACCTACTCTCAGTAAGCATTGGCTGTGGCTGTAGCCATTGGTTCTTCCTGCAAAGCCTCATCCCGACTGTCGCGTTTCTTGGATGGCTTTGCCGAGATCTGCGGAGGTCTCTGCGGAGGGGTGTGTGTTTCAGTAAGAGCCTGTGACGGAATAACGTCGAGGTTCTTTTGTATCACCCACCCCTGCTGGATGGCCACTATCAGCATCGTCAAAACGACGCCTGCAACGAGTGCGCCCACCACTAACATGAGCTGGGTGTAGTCAACACTCAGCCGCAGCGCACTGTCTGCAGTCATTTTGGCATGCTCTGCACTTTCGTCAAGAGCATATGACATCGGGTTGTACCAACGCTCCCCGCTGTCGACGATGGCCGGCACCTCGGTCGGCGCCCCCACAACAGCCTTTGCCGTCAGGGCCAGTAACACTGTAACCACAACGGGCAAAATCATGAACAAAACGGCCTTCATAAACTTCTTCACTTGTGTCCTCTTTCTAAGGTCTATATTGTTTTGGTGGTCCGACAACGTTGTCGGAATACCTATAGAGCCTCTATGTATGTATATCACAATGTGGGGTTATTTTTATGCCTATAAAACAATTACAAGCCTGCAAATATGTATAACACAAAAGGGGGTTATTTTTAGCTGCTAAAACCCCACTGCCTAAAGTAGGTATTTATGGGCTCCTCCAGCATTACCCATCCCGTATCTGGTATCACAATAAATGTCTGTTTAGGGGTATATAGTCTACCTCCGCGTACAGTCCAACCCGCAGGTATGCATGCATTCATGGCTTTAGTCGTTGTTCTCGTTCTCCAATTACAATAGTTGATCCAAACAGTGCTGGATCCATGCTCGTCAATGATTTTTTTGACTATTGCGCTTTTATGCAAAAATCCCAGGACTGTAGTGGTTTTCTCATTTTTTATCACCCGAACTGCTCTGTTGTCTGCTGCGGATGTATATTCCCAGGCTGAGGTAAAGTGGTTTCTCAGCTTGCGATTACGGTTGTTCATTGTGAGTCCTTCAAATGCAAACAACCCGGATTGCTCCGGGTTGTTGTGTTTATGTTTAGACTGTTTATTACTGCGGAGGAGGCATTGGCTGTCGTAACTGCTCTTTGCCTCGGCTTTCCGCCTGTTGGGTAATTTGATCCAGCATGCTCTTGACGACGGCATGCAGATTGGGATCCTGACCCTTGATCTGATCAAGGATCTGTCTACGCTGTGGAGAGCCAAGTGGGGCAGTTGCCATGATCTCGTTGACTCTTGCCTGCGCGTCGGCAAAGAAGCTGTCGAGATCCTTGCTTGGCCCTGCTGCCATTGGTCCTGCAACGCCGTTGATCGGCATGGAAGGCACCATGGGAGGTATTCCGAGGTTTGGACCGCCAGGTATTCCGCCGGCTCCCATCGGAGCGCCTGGTCCTGGTATTATGGCTCCAGGAGGAGCAGCCATGATCTGCTCGTTCTCCTCCGCTTTGCGCATCTTGTCCATATATTCCTTCTCGGCGCGCATTTTGAACTCTTGTTCCGCCTGGCGCTTCTTGAAGGTGTCTTTCCAGTCCAGGCCGAATAGCGTGAGTACATCCTGTTCTGCGACCTGGCCCTGCATCATCATCTGTAGCATGAGCATGCGGCGCTCAATGTCATCCGCGTGGGTCGGCTTTGTCAAGCTTACTTCACAGGGCATCCAGTTGAGGATGGCGCTGATTCTGTCGACTATCCAGGTAAGACAGGTCTGCAGACTGTGCAGGAAGTGGGTTTCTCCTGCTTCAAAAAGTCTTGCTGCAAAAGGTGCGGTTTGAGCGCTGAGGGTTTTTCTGTACAGTTCTACAGGAATACCTAGGCCGTTGAGGAAATCTGCCTGAGCCTGTTCCAGTAGCTGTGGTACAACAAAAGCCTTGCCCTCACCGCCAAGCAACTGGTAGTTGACTGGAATCGGCATCCATTGCCAACCGGTGGGATCTTTGCGGGCTCTTTCCACGGATCTAAGCACGGACTGGCCAAAGCTGCCGATATTTACAGACTTCATAAAGTCACCGCCTGCTCCTACAGAGGTAGGGGTTACTAAGCGGATGGGTAGCATGTGATCTAGGGCGATGCTTTCATTGTTGCGCTTTAGGATCTGAGCTAGGTATGCATCTCTGAATCCTGCAATGACTGGGGGCAGACCCCACGTCCCCATCTTGATGTCGCTTAGATTGCCTACGGACAAATGGTGCACCATGTTTTCACTGAACTGAAACAGAGTGTTAGATCTCACAGACTGCACCAGACTCCAGGGTATGCTTTCGAGATACTTTTTATTTCCTAACTGTATCTGCTGTATATCCTGCTGGGGTATCTCAAAGAAGTAGTCAGGCTTTCCGCCATATTGGTGGGATATAATTTTTATTTGTTTTATGGGCCAGCGTTTGATATAAATTTCGTTTTCCTGCAGCGTAGGGCGATCATCAGGATTGAGGCATGTGGTGTGTTTTTTGCAGGTATCGCAGGTAAAGCTGAATCCATTTTTTAACGTGAACTTGTAGTCGATGTTTTGAATGAGTTTGGAAGCGCCACATTTATCGCAAGTAAGGAATCTTTTGAAAGGCGCAAGTACTGATATGCAGCTATTGCCGTATATCTTTACATCTCTTCCAATCATGAAGAGTATGGACTTTAAGTCTAGCTTCTCAATTAGAAACTTTTTATATTGATTTGCCTTTTCTTCATCGTCGGCAATAATGTTGATGTCTGTGCCGGTAAAGTATGAAACCACATATTCTATGGCCTGAGCAAAAGTTCTATTGCTGTAGTACATCATTTCTGCAAGCTCAAACGCCTCATTAAGGTTGGTTGGAAGGTGCAGAGAAGCGTAGTCCAGAAACGGATTAGGCACATGCTCTGCATGAGACAGAGAGCGACGAACAGGCATCTGCAAAGCTGACGAAGAGAAATCAGGCATATTATTCCTCGATACCCATGACCTTAATCAGCAGACTTCTGCTGAACTCGCTACCGCCTAGCACAGCCCAATCGTGAGCATTAAGCCCGTCTTCGTCCTCTACATTGGGGTCCAGTATTGGATTGGCAATGACGTAAAAGGATATCAGGTAGTTGATTATAGTCGGATTGCCGATGTAGGCGGCCATCATAAGCAGGGTTCGACCTCTTCTATCTCTCAACTCTAATAACCTTGGAAAGGTGTCTAATAGTACACCTACCATTGGCAGATCTCCACTAAAAAGTGCCATTATTAATTTAGGAATAGCTTCTGTGATACTATTTACTTTGTTCATTCTGATCTTCCTGTTGTTTTATTTTACAACTACAACGACAGGCGGGAGTACAGGTTTTTACTTTTTCGAAGATTTCATCAGAGGCGGTCTTAACAGGCTGCGCCTCTGTCTCCTGCTCAACCACACCTTTTTTAATGAACTCTGGATTTGACATAGTATTTAAAAAAAGTTATTTGAAGTTTTGTTATTACTGGCTGTTTTTTACTTTATAATTTTTTAATCAATAATATTGATTATTCTACCACTCGGAACACCACTATGTACTTGCTATTTATTTTGTCGAATAACTCAATATTCAGTATTTGACAGCGCAAAACTTTGCCATTTATTTTACATTTTAATTCTGGTACGAATATTCTACCATCTTTTTGCAGTTCTGCGATAGGAGGTATCCATGGGGGATTGCCGGTTTTTTCGTCTAAAGTCATTTCTAACATTATCCAACCTTGATTCCCCCTACCCTCGATCGCAGACTGATATACGGCATTTAAACAATTAAGAGATAATTTTGCACCATACCAATCCACTTCTACCGAGACGCTCTTTACCGGTGTATGCATTTGCTGGATTTGAGAAGTAGAAGAAAGGCCTTGGGGGAAATCTCCCCCAAGGCCTGCTTTTAGTTGTTCGACCCTTGGCGTTTCTTTTAACTCCGGGTTAAATACCGCTTTTGTGGGGATTATACCCCCATTAATCAGTGCTGGGCCTAAGCCTAGAGGTTTCTTAAAGCTGCGGTGCTCTGCTACTGGAGGTACAGGAATATTATCAACTGTAGCCCAACCTTTACTGTTGTCTATTACCTGTACTACTTCATTAGCTGCAGATCCACGTGCAACTTTCATCCCAAGTGGGGAGTTAGTGTTTGGTCTTGGGGGATTGCTTTTGCTCATGGATCTCAATATAAATTAGAAGCAATCTGTGCTGTTCTTTGGATCTGGATGGGTTTCAACTAACTTTTTATTGATTATCTGAGTTTCTGGGTAAGAATCCACGGTCTTGTGAATCCCATACTTTGTCAACGCAGAGTAAACTGAACTACTTGTTATGTTTGCAGGTAGGCAGCATACGACGTTTTTACTCATTCGCAACTGAACCGTATTTGAATTATTTGGGTTAGGTTCTTGTAAGTCATCATGAAAGTTAAGGCCCAGAATTTTTTCCAGATCCTTTAAACAGATGAGGCCAGTGCTGTACATTAACATAATTATTTGCCTCGCCAAAAAGCTATAGGACGTCGTCGGTTGAGTTAAACTGAGCCAATTTGAAATTTTACTTAGGTCAAAATATATAGTCTCAGAATTCTCATGTAGAGCACCATTGATAGGAACAAACTTATCAAATGCACCAGAATCGTAAAACTTTGGCATTACGCCGAGTGCTAGTGCCGCCTTTATAAAAAACATCTCTGGAGGCAACAGCCTACTGTACTTTTTGCCAACCCCCTCAGGCCAATCAAAGCTCTGTATTATAGAACAGCATCGAGACATAGCATCAGAGTGAGCATAAAAGACATTCGGAAAGTTATTGAAGAATATTTCCAAAACTTTTCTGCACGTATCTAGTGTACGAATATTCGTAAAAATAGGCAAATTCAACATTAACTTTTCTTTGGTTTCCCTATAGTTAACTCCTTTATCTATGAGCCCAGCCATAGTGTAGTGAGCCATGGCTATAGGCGACTCCTGGCAGCAGAACCAATGGTGCTCCAAAGTATATGGCCACTTACTTTTCTTGCTGGGCTTGCGCCACTTGACCACGCAGTCTTCGTCAATATCTACCATTGTACGAAACAGACTGTTAGCTATTCGATTGCCTAGGCCTTGATCTTGCCAGCTATTTCGCTCTCTGCTATTAAAATGCTTAATAATGTCGCTGTAAATAGTTTCAATAGGGATACGCTTATCTTCAACCTGACTGCGGAGAGAGTAGTTGTGTGCAGTAATTAGCCCTAGGAATTCACGATCATCAGGAAATGCAAAATACCCAAAACTGAGGCACTTGATGACCTCCTCAGCACGGCATTTAAATCCTCTATTATTGTTGTAATTGCCATCAAATATCTTGTTGCCAAGCCGCAAGACCTTAAACATCTTGATGGTTTGAGGGGATAGCCTAACCCCCGCCTGCTTCAGAGCTTCAGGATTATCTATAATCTTATATTCGTTATCGCCCAGATCAAGATTGTTTATAATCTTGGCCTTTAGAAAGCCGATCACACCTCCTAATCCTTGCGACGCAGGATTGCTGAGTCCTATGGTAACTGGATAGTGTAATATATTTCCTATAAAGAAGCAGTTAGAGGGGGTATGGGTAGAACTACTCGCAAATATAGATATACCATTATTAGTCATAATGTCCATAAATTTGCGAATATCTATGAAGTTTTGTTGTAACGTTGTGTAGTAATTCATAAGGAAGATGTAAAGGTGGGGGGGGGGGTACCAACAGCCCTCCCCGTACTTTTACTCATGTTTTATTCGGTGTTGATACGGATTGTTTTTCCGTAGGGTGGTTGGACTGAACTATTTACGACCCAAATAACATCAAATTCCGGATTCTCTCCAAATTCTCCGTAGCCGTCAGTAAAGTATACGAGTACATCTACGTCAGGTTTGTTTTCCTTTAAGTGATTTATGACTGGCACAAACGAAGTTCCACCTCCGCCCTTGAGCGAAGGTATCTCCTCGTTTGGCTCAACCCACTTTGCTCGATGCACCGTGTAGTCCGCCTCCAGCAGATAGACAGGCACCCGATACATCTTACGAATGGCGTCCATTTCGGCAATTCCCTTGGAAATGTCTTGCTCGGACATAGATCCAGAGGTGTCTACAGAGAAGGCAATGCTGGGCTTCTTTTTGCCAATACGGCTAGTTAGGATCATGTCCTGATACAGATACCGCCGATTTGGTGGAGTGAACGTATGCCGGCTCTTACTCTTCATGCAGAATTTGTTCCGCAGGTAGTACGCTAGTACCTCGTTCCAGGCAATCTCTGGATTGAGCAGTTTGTCTATATGCCGCTCCATGAATGCCGGACAGTTGCCAGCCATTCGGCTGCGTGTAGCAGCCTCTAGACCCGCATCTGCCCACTCTTTGGCGTTCTGCGGAGTACCCTCAGACGCTGCTCTAATGTTCTCCCCATCAGGATCGTCGCCTGGCTCAAAGTCTGCCAAGTCGGTGCCACCCTGAATGCCGCCTTCTACCGACAAGCCATCCTCCTTCTTTTTCTCGGGAGGATTGTTCTTCAGAATCAGATCGTAGACTTCTTCGGTGGTTGCTGTGTTGTGGTCTATTTCATTTTCTAAGCTGAAGCTGCTACTTGTAATGTAGGGTGTCAGATCGAGTCTTGTACTCTTCTCTGCAAAGTGATCCTCGAGCATCCCATTGATGAGAATATCTCCGGCCACGTTCCACAGAAATTTCTGGCGTCCGCCTTGTCTGCTATGGTGGTCCAGCAGCATGTGCATGACCTCGTGTGCCAGCACAAAATGCATCATGGTATCGGACAGGGAGTTGAAGAACTCTCGGTTGAGGTATATGTTCCCCTTGCGGTCAATGCATGCAGTGGGAACCCTCTTCGCATCCTCGGTCAGCTTAACGTTGCACCTTTCTATCAGAAATGCCCAGAACGGAAAGTCCTGGAACATACGGAACATACATCTATCCAGCCTCTTTTTGGCAGACTGGAGCAGCATTGGATCTATTTGAGTAATAGACATTATTCAACCTCGAATGGAACCAGAAGACTGCGGTTCTTGGAGAGCCAGTTCTTTGAATTCTGAGATTTCATTACAGCCATCATAAACTTTTCGTTCTTCTGCTGTAGCAGACCTCCAAAGTACAGCGAGCCGATCTCGGGGCGAATTGAAAGCATGACTGCCGCACCCTTGTCGATCATGTTTAGATTGCGCAGGGCACGATAGAGGATGTTGCTGACCACGGCATAGGTGATGGACAGCTTGTTGGGACCATCCTGGTAAGTGGCCTTGCCTTCCAGCAAGTCATCGATGTTTGGCATCACCTTGATCTCATTGCAATACTGCACAAACCAGTTTGCAGCACCCCTGCCGATTGCACCCTCAATAGCCTCACGCTCAGTGATATTTGCCTTGAGCAGATTAGATACCATGGTCCAGCCACGAGGAGTAGGGAAGTTGCCATACTCGTCCTGTGGGTCGGAGTACAGGTGTTGCCCACTGGTGCTGGACATAAAGCCAAGAACGTTCTCATGGATGTAATTGCTCATTGCCCAGTTTCGCCACTGTTGGAAATCAGGCTGCATCTCCAGGATCACAAAGCGATTGCGGAGAGGAGCAGACAGCGGATTGACGTGAGCTTTGTGGCTGGACTTGTTGCCGCAGGCAACAATCCACCATCCATCGCCTAGCTTGTGCGGACCGCAGCGACGATCCAAGATGAACTGCAGGGCTGCATTCTGGACGCTGGGGTCGGCAGTATTCAGCTCGTCGAAGAGAATGATGCCCTTGCCATCCCGGGGCAGGAAGTCGGGCTTTGCCCACTCGACGCTGAACTCGGTGCCGTCGCCCTTACGATTAACGACAGGCATGCCACGCATGTCGACCGGCTCCAGCATTGAGAGGCGGACGTCTTTGACCTCGTCGCCATCGGCTGCCGCCTTGCAGATCTCGGACTTGCCGATGCCGGGACCGCCGAAGATGAGCAGGGGAACGTTGGCGTTGCGATATTGTTTTAGCTTTTGTACGTAGTTGATTGAGTATGTCATTTTTCTTTTAATTTCTTTAATTATGGATGATGCACGAAATCGTTACTGCTTATCCATTCTGCCGTAGGAATGATAGAACCCTCAATAAGCATAAAATAGTGTGGGGAAGTCTGCTCCTTTAATTTATCAAGATATTCAGTTGCATATACCTTTGCTGTTTCACAAGACTCCACGGGAATAGTCTCTATTTGGCATTTGGTATCCCATGCATATGGAATTTTGAGCAAGAAAAGATTTCTTGTTTTAGCTGTTTTTTGAGTCTGTCCCGTCGTCATCAAATGCCTCTGTATCTTTAAGAATTGAAATTAAATTGTCGCAACTCTCAAGAAAATAACCGCATTCCTTCATGTAGTTTAATGCTGCGATTGAATTTTTAGAAGTGGTGTTGCAGGTGTAGACTCCAGCAATATTGATCAGGTTTTTCTCTTCATCGTCTAAACCTTCCCAGGTTCTAGAGTGAGACCCATTCCCCATACATACGAAAGACTCTTTGACGAAAGTTGGGTTAAATATCCACATACCAAAAAAGTTAACCATACGGTTGATGTTATCTATGGTCAGTTTGCTGCCGTCTTGTTTATGCAAAATTTCCTTATAAGTGGATTC